AGTCAAAGAAGTCCTGTGTGTCGTAGCAGGCACCGTAGGTTTGCCCATCGCCAGCATTCAACACGGTAAACACACGCTCGTTGATATGACGTTCAAAGCCATCAATCACGCTCCTGAATTTACCTTGTACGGTGCCGGTTTGGTCGTCGTCAATCGCATTCTGTGAAATCGAGACGGTTAGATACCAGTCTTCTGGCTCAACTTCCAGCGATTTTTCAATCATATCCCGTACCACTGCCGGATTTTCGGTCGGGTAGGGAATGCCACCCAAATCAACCAGGGTGGTGGTTTTGGCGGTCAGATCCACATCCATTGCCACGCTACGCCAGGGCATAACCTGCCGCGGTTGGGCGGTAAGAACACCCGTGCGGGCGGCAACCTCGAGATGACCAGGTAAGTTTCCTCTAATAGCCATCGTTTACGCTCCTGTGCAGACAGTCGGGGAACTCAATTGCACGTATGCAAACCCGTCCTGAACGCGGTGTAATTTGCCGAGCATGGGATTATCAGCGGCGGTGGCAGATAGCGTAGAGCTATCGCTCATGTAAACCGTGTCACCTACATCGGCGTCAGTATAGACCGTCGATTTGAACCCAATGATCGTGGGGTAAGTGTAAATCTCAATTTCGTTATCGGTTTCGGTGTCCGTGGTTGCCACGGTCGCACCTTCAGCAGCAATGCCAATAAAAATATCGGTAGCTGCTACAACGGTAGCATCAAGAAAACCGCGCACATAAACGGTATCTGCGGACTGGTCGATAATCATCGGCTGTCCTTTGTAGATCGTTTGTGCTGCGGAATTATCGAGTACCCATTTTTCTGAGTAGGCTTGTCCCCAAAATCTCAGGGGGGCATCAGCAGTTAGGTCAGCCATTATTTACTCTCCTGATAGGCGGACAAGTCATACTTGTCCATCTCACCAATCCCAGCATAGGCGAAGAACTCGGCCAACTTGCCACCGCGTTCTAGGTGGCCTTTGAGTACCGATTCCACACCCGCAGGCAGTGGTTCTTTTCCGCCCAGCTCGCGCCCGTGGCCGTGCTCGCGGAAGTCGGTCAAGCCGCTTTCAGAAATGCGCCCGAAAAAGTTCTCTGCGGCTTCTCGCTGCTCGTCAGTCAAGGAAAGCATGAAAGTTTCCAGCTCGTCAGACTGAATGGGCAGCTTGTCCATTTTGGCGCAAAACTCGGCAACTTCGGCTTTCTTTTTGCGCTCCGCAAGTTGAGCTTGCAAACGCAACTCGACTTGCTGTTCGATCAGCTCTGCGGTTTGCAGGTTGATCTCTTCAAACTTTTTTGCAACCGCTTCAACGGTGGCGTTCAATTGACCTTCATCGACCTTAAGATTAGTCAACTCGGCCAGCACGTCATCTTTGACCTGGGCTGCAAGTTCTTCAAAGTTTTCCATAGGTAACTCCTCATGAGTAGTGTGCAACTCTTTCGGTTCGTCCGCGGGCGCGGCGTCTACTTCCGCAAAAGTCACAAAACCTGAAGCCAATTCAATAGGCTTCAGTAATATTTGCTCTTTTTCGTTGCGCGTGGCGGGCCAGTTGGTTAGAGTTCCGCCCACAATGACCTTTTGTTTTAGGTTGAACGTCGCAGAGAAAAAGCGCATAATTCCATTACTAATCAAATCCACGCCGATCTTAGTCCACTTGGGTAGGAATTGAATCTTAGTACCCATCCGGCGCACATCCGTAATCCAACCAGCTGCATCGCCGCGGTCATGGTTGCGGCTATCAATCGGCAAACCTACCAGCTCGCCGCTTTCGGTGATCGTGGCGCGGATGGCGTTGACGGTGTTCTCAACATAGGCGTCAAGGTCGCCGTCCTTGATTTCAACTTCACTGCCCCACATATCGGTGAACTCGCCGACCGACATACCGTCAAACCATTTGCCGTCTTGCAGGGCTTCTGGTCCTAAATCTACATAGAAGATATTCGTTTGATCGCTCATATTTTGAAATAAAAAAAGCCCGCACTCGTGAGAGTCCGGGCCAGCTTGCGCAAGGTTCGGTGTATATGAAATTGTAATACTTGCTCAGTATAGCATAATCGCTACTTATCTGTCAAGTTTTGCGCTTCGATCTCTTTCACGCGCTCGGCGCGTAACTTATCGGCTTTCGCTTGACGATCTTCCGATAGTGGCTTGCCTTGCAGCATATCGAAATACAGCGTAGTAACTTCGCGGACAAACTCACCCATCGTCTCGGTGGTGAAACCGTGATCTTGGATGAGCACCACGCCCGCGGCTTGCATGGTAATCTCTTGCGCGTATTGCATCGCTTTCTTGACATCGGTTACGGTGATTTTCTTACGGTTACGCTTGGCCATTATTTTCCTTTCACTAACGGTTCAAATCCATCCGCCGGACAGTCTCGGCTTTATCAATCTGCAAGTTCCAGTTCTGCCCACGTAATGACGGCTTGTGTAAAATCAGGATATAGGTGCCAGGTGGCAGGCGATCAACTTCGCGCGCCATTGATTGCGCTTTGTTAGACACATCCTGCTGGACTGCAACAATATTTGGGTGTGTAAAAGTTTCGTTATCTGTCATTTCACCTACCAATCAACTTTGGTAAAGGACCACGGCTCAAAGGTTTATCCGTCGGCACTAGTTCGCACTTGCAATTATACCCGCCGCACGCCAGGGAAGCGGACTGTGGTCTGATCCCGTAAGCGTCCCACACTGAACCGCGCTTGACTTTACCCGCCAATCTTTGACAGTCTGGGCAGTGCTCGGTGGGACCAAGTACCCATTCGTATTTCCTGTCGGCGCATTCAATCGTGCGCATCAGGTTGACGACTTCGTTATAGCGGTTCACCCACATATTGACGCGGTAATCAGTGGTCGACAACAGCCCGCCGCTGGCTTTGTTGCTTTTCTCAATGTCTAATGCAAATTGTTCGATATACTGTTCTTGCTCGACTGAGTAGCGAATCAAGGCGGTTCGCCCTTTCAGGCTGCGCTCTCCGGGTAATATGCCGCATTCGCTCTCGCCTTCACGGGCCGCCTGCTCAAATCCGCGCTCCAGAATGACTATCATTTCGGCGATGAAGTCAGTCACGACCCATTCGCCCAGCCACAAAGCGCGCCGCGCCGCATTGATGTTGCTGCGGAATGTAGAAATGGAAAGCTCTACCAGCAAACGCCGCGCTAACAGCGCCGCCACGGTTTTATCAGTCATTGTCATCCTGAATGGTGGCACCCAGCTTATAAAATGCGTCTGGGTCGGCTTCTCTTACGGTTTGCAGCACCTGTTCGATGATTTCTTCGGCTTCTTCCGGTGTGACGCTCTCCGTTTCTGGTTCCGGTTCTTCTGGCTCATCTGCGGGCTCGTCTGGTAGGGTGGTAACTTCTGGTTCTTTATCAATACCTGACAATGCCCTGGCTTCTTCTTCTGACAATCCAGCCTCGATAGCGGCTTTCATCACTCCTAATTTTGCAATAATGTCTTGTCTACGCTTTACATCTTCATCATCTTTAGGCGGCAAACCAAGTTGACGGCGTGCTTCGTTTACTTCTACCACGCCGTTTTCAAAGTGATATCCATATAATTGCGTATCTGGTGAAATATTTCCAGTAGTATCATCGTCATTGGAATTTTCTTCCACTGGCAGAGTTTCCGGTAGCACTTCGCTACGCTTGCGAATGGCGATATAATCGTCGTCGCCCAGCGGCATCAGGGCACTAATAGCGGTTGCAAAGCTGCCCAGCTCGGCTAAGTCAATCTCTTTTTGCAAAGTGTTCACGGTCAATTGCGGGCGGCGGGTCAGACCGGGGAAGGCGGCTTGGTTGACATCGTACTCGAAGAGACGTTTACCAATCTGTTGGTCGGCCTGCTGCACGAAGCCTTGCGCCATCGTGTTAAAAATCCCCATCGCAATTTGAGAAGCGTCTTTCATGCTCGCCATGCTGCCCACGCCGCTGATGGTACTAAAAGCAATCCACTGCATACCCAACAATGCCAACTTGACAATCGTATAATGCCGGATGGCATCTAAAATCGTTGTACCGGCGGCAAATGGAACGTCAATCAGCTCGCCATGTACACCCGATGGCCAGGCGGCATAATTGCCCTCTTGGGCGGTCATCAAGGCCAACGCCGCCTTGTTGATATTTGTAATGTCGAAACTCTTTTCGTCATCCACAGTCACTGATAGGTGCCCGGCGGTGTGTTCTGAGCCAATCCCGAAGATGACTTCGAAGCCCTGTTTCATCTTGGCTAGTCGCCACATGCTTTCGAGCGTCGCCAGCCCTTCGGGGTTATCGCTATCGCCGAATGTCAAATGTAAGCAGCGTTCTAGCGGGATCTCGGTAACTTGACCCTTGCCGTCCAGTTGTACCATGTGCGTCGGGCGCTGATAATCGTCAAAATTCCATTTCCAGAAAGACGAATACCGCCGAAATCCCAGGCGGCGAATACCAATCAAGTTATCATTGTACTGTGAGCGCCAGGGGTCATCATCGGGCGGTGCCCAGCCATCCCGCCGTAAGCCGGGGGAATACTCCCAAATCCCGAATCCGTAGAATGGCACCCGCGTCATAGCGGCAGTGAACCATTTTCCAATCCCGCCTTCCACGTCTTCGAGCACCTGGTTAGCAAAATCAAGGGCGCGTTTGTCGTCGTCGCTGGGTTCAGTTTCTTCGCCCACATCAGACGCTGACGGTAACTCGAACCTGACATCAAGCGAACTCGCCCAGGATGCGTACATATTGCGCATCATGGTAACTTCGCTGTCACTGCGCCATAGACGGTCGTACTCTTTCGACACCCCAGGCCATTGCAACTCGGTGCGGTAGGCTTCTTGTATCCAGCCTGCCCACTCTGTCAATCCGCTGTCACCAATCTCGCTGTATATGCTGTTTTGATCGCTCATGCTGTCACTTCCATCTGTTTGTATAATTTTCTAGCTTGCCTAGTTGCTCGGTAGTTTTCCAAGACACAAACGGCGCTGACAATTCCGTATCAGCCCAAACCTTAGCATCGAGTCTATTGGGGCTTTTATCGCCCGGCATCCATAAACAAAGCTCGTCTTCTAGCTCTGGAAAGTTACCTACAAGGTGATCTTCACCGCGCTCGGTTTTGGCGCTGATTGGTTCAGCACGCACAGCCTTGCCGCGGGTCGCCTGTACTAACTTTATATTGACGGTCGGGTCGGTATCTTTGATGACCTTCTCCACCATCTCGCCACCATAGTTCTTTTCAGCCACCATGATGTCGGCCTTGAACTTATGATAGGCCATGCACGCAGTTTTAGCCCATATGTCCGGGCTGCCCTGAATGCTGTCATCTGAGAGCGTGTAATGATGATCTTGGTTATCAATGCCCGTGGTGACAATCCCGCAGGCGTCACCCGTAGCAGAGCCGGACGGATCCACGCCCACCGCAATCCTGGTGAGCACCGGAGCTTTCATCACGCGGTTCTCTTCCAGGCCCAACACTTCATGCTTGCCAATCATCACGGATCTACGATGCCACAAAGCGCCAGGGGCTTCGTCAATATCTTCGGCGTCAATCTCTTGACGGATAGCCAGCGCCGTCATATCTTTCTGAATTTCCGACAACGCCGCCTTGCTGATATGTGGGTTATCGTTGCTGGTGAAGTGGAATACTGCCCAGCGTCCACTTTCATCAGCAGCGGCCTTTTTCCACAGCTTTGCGGCGTGCTGCGGATCTCTCGCCTTGGTCGTGCTGCGACTGTGTAATGACGGTGGCGTATAAATAAAGACGGCATCGCCATCGTTATCTAACAACATTGGGGCGCCAACTTCTCCCCAGGCAGCTTCATCCATGAGCTGGTATTCATCCAGTATCAACACGTCCGCATAATCACCGCGCAGAGTATCAGCATTCCAGGCGGTCTTGGCTCGAATACGCTGTTCGGTACCACTCAGTTCGATAATGTGCCTGGTTTCATTCTTATAATAAGCTCCCGCAGATATTGGCTCATCTAGTGCTCTGGTGACTTCACTCCAAAAACGGTCAATCTGCTCTTGCGTTGGTGCAGCATATAACACGCGGCGGCCTTGTAAAAACTTCTCAACTGCCAGGATTGCCATTCCCACAGTCTTACCACCGCGGCGGCCAGCCCTGATAACTTTGCGCTTGGCAGGGCTATCAATAAAGGCCCGCTGCTCTTTATGCGGCGTCGGAATCGTTACGGTTGCTGTCGGCATATTCGACTACAATTTTAAAATCGCCACCATCCGCGCCGGTTAGCTCGTGCTTTTGACTTTGCGGTGCCAGGTAATCACTCAGCCACTTACGCGCCGAAGCATCACCACGCTTGGCATCTGTGACAGCCTTGCCGATGATCGCCTGCCAATCCTTGAATGTGACGGTATTCATGGCATATTCGTAATATTTTTGCTCGCGTTCTTTGGTTGGCCTGCCAGGACCACCAGGATTGCCTTTTACAAATCTGCCTTTCTTATCACGTACCATATCCGTTTTCTTTACCGTTTATACGGAATATCAATCAATGAAGCTCCAATCCTTCCAGCTTCATGTAAGTTTTTTTCATGGTCTAGTTTTAAATAAACGATCGCGTTTTCTAGTTTTTGGATATTGTCTCCAAATGCGCCAAGTGCTGTATTGCACCTTTGACAAAGCAAGCCTCGCACTTTACCCGTTTCGTGACAATGGTCAATAGCCATTTTTTTAACTTTACCGTTGTTTCCGTTGGCTGTTTCTTTTTCACCACAAATAGCGCA